GGGATATAAAACAGTTAATTTCGAATTTACACTAACCCCAGGAGTAGATATATATACCGGAGATACTATATATTTTGATGCAGGAATAACAACACCGGGAGCAGGTTTTAGTACTAAATTACAAATCACAACACAAGGATCATATTTTAATATTTACCAAGAACCCGTCCCAAATCCTTTAGGTACTATAACTGTGGGAACCGGATTTATTTGGAACTACCCTATATCATCTTCTTGGTCTACTTTTTCATCTAGTCAAGCTGGAATTATATATATTTCTGAATCTTTATCTCCACTTAATACTTATTATGGAGCACCAAATATAAAACAAAAAGATGTTTCGGGGTCTGGATTTGAAAATATAACTTTAGATTGGTCTTTAAAAGTGGGGGATGAATTTAGATTTGAAGGAAGAGAAGATAGAACCTATACCATTAAAAAAATATTTGACCCAACAAACCAATCACCAGAAAGAATATCAAACACAGGATCATTAGAAATCCATCTAAATAGTGCTTTACCTTCAGCTTCTATTAACCTAGACCATTTCCTAATCCGAAGATATGTTGATGATGCTGCAACAATTATATTTGAAGGATTAAAACCAGGCAACTCCCCAGGTCCATATATTATTAGACCTGAATTTGTAGTTCCTGCATTAAATAAAGATCTTGATTCATTTATTGTAGACCTTACGCAGAAAGGTTTGCTTTAACAATATTTATTAGTATAATATATTTATAATAAAATAAAAAATGGGATATCTTAATAATCAAGTTGTAACAGTCGATGCAATTTTAACAACCAAAGGTAGAGAATTACTAGCAAAAAATGATGGTTCTTTTAGAATTACACAATTTGCTTTAGCAGATGACGAAATTGACTACACTCTCTACAATCCAACACATCCATCAGGATCTTCATTTTATGGAGAAGCTATTGAAAATATGCCATTATTAGAGGCATTCCCTCAAGAAACTCAAATCATGAAATATAAATTAGCTACTTTACCTCGTGGAACAGCTAAATTACCTGTACTTGACTTAGGATACACAGCAATTACTTTACAACAAGGAGCTGCTCTCTCAATTACCCCTCAAACATTAAATTATCTAGGAAACAACCAAACATACGAAACTAGCGGATACACAGCTACTATATCAGATGTTAGATTAATGAATACATATACAGGAGTTGGTATTAACACAACACCTGCTAACGAGGCAAATGTTAATGCTACTGCTACTTTAGGTACAAATGTTTCTAAAACAATTATTGGAACACAATTTAACTTAAGAGCAACAACTGTAAATACATTATTTGGTTCTAATACACAACTTGCTGCTACATTAACTGTAGTTGGTTTAGATAGTGGAGCTAGATTAACAATTCCAATTACTATTAATAGAGTTAGCTAATAAAAAATAAAAAATGAGCTTTAAAAGATTAGATCCCGAAGATTTTGTAGTAAGTAGTGACTCAATTACTTCTACTCTTTGGTCAACAGATTCCCCAACATTAACAGAATTTTATACTTCTTCAATTCAAGAAGCTGGTTCTGCTGGAAATTTTTACTTAAGTGTTTACCAAACAGCATCTACACAAGACACAGCAGCTACACAATTTGATATAGTATATTGTGATTCTGTTGGAAGTGGAAGTGAATTATATAATAATATTGTTAACGGTAACTCACCTTCAAAAACAATGTATGGGCAGTATCGTTCCCTTATATTAGAAGATGAAAACGCAAGTTTTATATTTGGTTCTAACACTAACGTAATTACTGGATCTAATTTCTGGGTATTATCTGTTGAACGTGCTCGATATAAAGAATCTCTATTCCCTGGATCTTTAAATTTAACATTATCTGGATCAGGAGGAATAATCCAATTAACGGATAATTCAAATGATGTATTAGTAAATACATTTATTGGTTCAACTAGAGTATTCCAATTAGTTTCTGGATCAAATGGATTTGGAATTTCTGGTGGAGGATATGTAGCTGGATCTGGTTCATATGGTTTAGTATTCCCTGACCTTGGAACTATCCTATTAAATCCTTCAGCAATTTCCCAATCAATTGGAGTAGACGCTGGAAGAAATTCAGATACAGATGATTTTAATAATAGAGTACTTTACTCAGCTATTAGTGGAGGAGCTAGTTTCTCATTAAATTCCCAAGAAACAATAACTTCAGACTATATATTTGTTAGATCTAGAAATAGTGAATTCAACTACTCAGAAAACCCTACATTCATTTCAGGGTCAACTGGAGAAGTAATTTATAGTGATTTTATAAATCACCCACAAACATATGTTACTACTATAGGATTCTATAATGATTCAAACGAATTATTAGCTGTAGCTAAAATGTCAAGACCTTTACTTAAGGACTTTACAAAAGAAAGTTTAGTGCGTTGCAAATTAGATTTTTAAGAATGAATGAGCGTATTCAAGCCATTTATAACTTCGGACGTTGTAGTCTCACCCTTTAAGGTAAATAAAAATTTTTACTTTGAAGGGATAGCTGCATTGACAGGTTCCGGAATAGATTTATTTTTAGGAGAAAATACAGACCCTTTACTTTGGGTTTCTGGTTCAACTTCAACTGGTTATAACTCAATACAAGACCAATTTTTAGTTTACCGCTCTATTAGAGAACTATACTACTACAACTATATTGATGGAGTTGATGGATCCTCAGTAGCAACAGCCTCATTTAACCCAGATGGCACTATTACAGGTTTACTTTACACTCCAAATTCATATAATTATTTATCAAACACTTTACCTGCTAATAGATACTTTCCAACAGGTTCTGGAGAGATAATAGGTGTAATAGCTATACCTTCAAATTTATTTGGGGAATATATCAAACCAGGAACATTTACTTTATCATACGAAAGTGGCTCTTTTACAGATGATGGTGAAGGGAATATTTTAACTGGGAGTTCTAAAGTAGGAGATATAATATATGAACATGGAATGGTTATTATAACTCATGGTGAAACTTTAGAAATTTTAAGTTTATTACCTCCCCTTCCTGAACCTCCACAATTTAGAACTCCAAGGGAATCAATATCAATTAAAACTCCTAATGCCCCAATTCCTCAACTAATGGGGATGTCCCCAATAACATCCCCAAATCTAACCTGCTCATTTGATAGTACTATTACAATATATGAATCTCAATATAAATGCACTCTAAGAGAAAATGAATTTAATTTCTCCCAAAACCCAACATTAATCTCCGGTAGTACAAATAGTGGTAAAATATATGATTATGCAACAGGTTCATATTTTAACCCATACGTTACAACTGTAGGGTTATATAATAATGATAAAGAACTATTAGCAGTCGCTAAATTAGCCCAACCATTACCTCTATCATCAGTAACTGATATGAACATTTTAATTAACCTAGATTTATAAAATGTGGTTATACAAAGATAAAAAAATTACCTGTCTAGAAGATCTTCCAACAGGAACATATGGTTTTATATATATTACAAGTCATACTATTTCCGGTAAATCATACATTGGAAAAAAAGTACTTTACCATAATGTAAAGAAAAAATTAACCAAAAAAGAATTAGCTGAACAAACAGGTCCTGGCCGTAGAGCAACAACTACAACAATCCAAAAAGAATCTGATTGGAAAACATATTATGGTTCTGCTAAACCTATTCTTGAATTACTTAAACAGGGAAAACAAGACGAATTTCAAAGAAAAATTTTATGTTTATCCCCAAATAAAAAATTACTTACATATCTTGAATGTAAATATCTTTTTAAATACGAAGTTTTAGAAAATCCCGAAGATTGGTTTAACGATAATATCCTTGGAAAATTTTTCACAAAAGACTTTGATATACAAGATTAAGGTTGTATTTTAATGGTTATGGTAAATGAATTACTAGTTAATTTAGTAAATTCTGTTTTAGGAACAGGTAAAAGAACAGCAAGAGGTAATCAAGCATACCACTGTCCTTTCTGCCACCACTCAAAACCAAAATTAGAAGTTAATTTTACAGAAAATAAACAAGGAAATAATCCTTGGAATTGTTGGGTATGTGGTAAAAAAGGTAAAAAAATATCTACTCTATTTAAACAAATAGAAGTTTCCCCTGAAATATTTACTCAACTTAAACCATTAGTTAAATATGGGAGTGACGTTGAAGAAGTTATATCCTCCACTATAGTTGAACTCCCTAAAGAATATAAAATATTTACAGACGACATTACCTCCAGACATGCTCTAGCATATCTTAAAAAACGAAACTTATCCAAAAGTGATCTTTTAAAATATAATATAGGGTATTGTGAATATGGTTTGTATAAAAATATGGTTATTATACCTTCATATGATTCAACCGGTAGATTAAATTATTTCACCGCGAGATCATTTGAGAAAGATCCTTACATCAAGTACCGCAACCCCGAAGTGTCTCGCGATATTATCCCGTTTGAATTGTTTATCAATTGGGATTTACCTATTATATTATGTGAGGGACCATTTGATGCTATAGCAATAAAACGAAATGCTATCCCATTATTTGGAAAAAATTTACAACCATCTTTAATGAAAAAAATCGTTACCTCAAAGGTACAAAAAATATATATTGCTTTAGATAATGATGCTATTAAAAAGGCATTAGAATTCTGTGAATTGCTTCTTAACGAAGGTAAAGAAGTATATTTAGTAGAATTAAAAGGGAAAGACCCCTCAGAACTTGGGTTTGAACATTTTACTAAATTAATCCAAAACACCTCTCCATTAACTAACTATAAACTAATGGAGAAAAAACTACAATTCATATGAAAAAGAGAAACATTAAAAAAACTTATAACAGAATCCTTGAAATCTCAGAAGATGCCCAACAAATAACCCTTCCAGATTCTAGATATTATCGTAGAAATGGAAATTACTACCCATCAGTAACATATGTTTTATCATATTACCCTAAAGGTAAATTTTTTGAAGATTGGTTGAAAAAAGTAGGATATGCTTCTGAACATATTGTTAAAAGAGCAGCTGAAGAAGGAACTCAAGTTCATGAATTGTGTGAAGATTATTTAAATGGGAAAGAATTACATTTTTTAAATAACCTTGGAAAACCCCAATTTAACCCAGATGTATGGCAAATGTTTTTACGTTTTGTTGAATTTTGGGAAGAATTTAAACCAACCCTAATCGAAACAGAAGTTCATCTATTCTCAGATAAACTTAAAGTAGCAGGTACATGCGATTTAATTGTTGAACTTAACGGTGAATTATGGTTATTAGATTTAAAAACATCTAACCAACTCCAATCAACATATGAATTACAAACCGCAGTTTATGGTCAATGTTATGAAGAATGTTTTGGTAAGAAAATAGATCGTTATGGAATTCTTTGGTTAAAATCATCTAAACGTAAATCTGCTAAAGGCAAAATGCAAGGTAAAGGATGGGAAATAGTTGAATCATCCAGAACATTTGATGAAAATATTGATATTTTTCAAACAGTTAAAAAATTATTTGATCTAGAAAATCCAACTCACTCACCTATATTCACTGAATTTAGAACAGTAGCTAAAAGAGATATGTAATATGTATAAACATGATAAGTTTAGTTCAACTTTTAAAAGAAATCCAATCTTCTCCTAAAGCTATCTTTATGGCTGGCCCTGCAGGTGCTGGTAAAACTTTTACTCTAAATAAATTGGGGGTAAAAGGATTTACTATGATAAATGTAGATGAAGATTATGAAGCACTTTTAAAAAAAGAATTAGGTAAAGAAGACTTTGCTTCAATGTCCCCAGAAGAATTATCAACCGCTGGTAAATTAATGGGAAAAGCTAGAGTAACTACTAGAGAAAAGGAAACCCAAGCTGTTGAATCATTACAAAATATTATAATTGATGGTACAGGAGCTGCTTCTAGACCATTATTGAAAAAGAAAGAAGAATTAGAAGCACGTGGGTATGAAACATTTATGGTTATGATTTATGTTTCCCCCATGACTTCTTTAAAACGGAATTCTGAGCGAGGAAGAAGTTTACCCACTACTGCTGTATTAAAAAGTTGGCAAGGTTTAGTTTCAAATATTGAAACATATAAACAAGCATTTGGAGATAATATTGTTATAGTAAATAATGATCCTCAAGATGTTGATAAATCTTTTGATCCTGAACAAATCCAAAAAATGTTTCCTATGCCTCAAGGCAAACCTAAAACGCCTGAGGAACTAGCTAAATCAAAAGCAGATAAAGAAAAAACAAATCAAGAAATTAAAGCTTTATTAAATATTGAACAACAATTTGATACATTTGATGAAGCTAAACAAAAAATAGATAATTTCATAAAATGAATAAGTTAGCTAAATCTTTATTAGTTGGATTGTTAGAAAACGAATCTCAAGTAACTGCTTTATATGGTGGTGGGTTTAAACCACCTACAAAAGGTCATTTTGAAGTTGTTGAAAAAACCCTTAGAGACCACCCAGAAATAACTAAATTTTATATTGTAATTGGAAGTGGAGTACGAAATAACATAACTCAAGATGAATCATATTCTATATGGAATATATATAAACAATATTTACCATCTCAAGTTGAAATAGTAACATCCCAATCCCCCTTAAAATACATCAAAGACTACCTTGAAGAAAACCCAGATATTAAAACATATGCTGTTTTAGGTACAAGAGAAGGGAATGAAGGAGATATTGAAGACTTTGTTAAACGAAAAGATTTCTTTGAAAAATATGGAGAAAATGTTGAAGTATTAAACATTGTAACGGGAGATGGAATTAGTGGAACTAATGCTAGAAAAGCAGCAACCCAATCTAAAGAGGAATTCTTTAAATATATCCCAACACAATTAACAGATAAAGAAAAAAATACGGTTTTTGGGTATGTAGCTTCTGTTATTAAAGAAAATTTAGAAACCCCAAAATTTGATTACTCTCCCAAAATACAATCACTTACTAAATATATGATCACTCAGGGTTTAAATATTCAACCCTTACCAAAAGTTAAGTTTGTAAAAGACGATGACGAAAATGCTAAAGATTTCTTTGGTAAAACAGCGTATTACGACTCGAATAACCGCGTTATAGTACTTTATACTATGAATCGTCATCCAAAAGATATTATGCGTTCATTTGCTCATGAAATGATCCACCATATGCAAAATTGTGAAGGTCGTTTAAGTAATATTACAACCCAAAACACAAATGAAGGTGGTGATTTACCTGAAATTGAAAGAGAAGCATATGAAAAAGGTAATATGTATTTTAGAAATTGGGAAGATAGTATTAAAAATCCCTCAATATATGTTAATGAATCTGAAAAACATAATTATCCTAAATTATTTCATCATAGATTACATGAATCCATGAGTGAATTAAATCTTAGTGGTGATAATGTTGGTAATATAAATGGTGATTCTTTAAGTGGGGAATTTAATATTGGAGATATGATATATGTTTACAATATAGTAAAAATAAAAAACCCATATAATGATAAAGGTTTATTTTATAATATAGAATTTCATCCAAAAGGAAATAAAACTGATGAACCTACGGGAAATATTAGTGGTGGGGATTATGTCCGAGTATTAAATACAATGTATAAAATAATAAAAGATTTTATTAATGAATATCACCCCGAATATGTAGGTATATCTTCTATGGATAATGATTATAGTAAAAATTATCATAATATATATGCTAATTTAGTTAAAAATAATAATATACCTGGATATTTTAAAAAAGATAATAATCTCCTATTTACAAATAAAGATGGTAACAAAGGTAGAATTATTGTTTTAAAAAAATCAAAATCAAATTTAACTGAAGGCAGATATGATAAAATTTCAAATCAAATATCTTCAACTATTTTTAATGAATGGAAAGAAGATTTTGAAAATGGTGAAGACTCATCTAGGGTAAATAAATTATTTCCATTTGAAGAAAACGAAATAGATGTAGATGCTAATATTTCATTCATACAAGGGTTAAATGATTTAAATATTGATGGTGGGGCTGATTCCGAAACGGATTATTTGGAAATTCGATTTGAAGTAGACCCTAAACTTTTACCTAAAATGTGGTCTGAAATATCAATGAATTTAAAAGATGTTGTTAGACATGAAATCGAATATTTAACTCACGGTGAAGGATCTAATTTAAAACCTGGCAAGTTCTTAGGAGATGACCAATTAATCAGAAACCTGATTGATGCTAAACTACTCCCTAAAGCAGAATATTTTAAACTTGAAAAAGAAATAGACGCTCAATTACAAGGGATGTATTTTAGAGCAAAAAAAGAAAAAAGACCATTTATAAATATACTTGACACTTACCTAAACTCTCAAACTCTCACCCCAGAAGAAAAAGAAGAAATTCTAGATATTTGGAGAACTAGAGCAAAGGCATTATCTTTACCAAAATTCTAAGATGATAAGTTTAAAAAAAATATACGAGGAAATAAAACCAAAATATATTATCTTTTGTGATATGGATGGTGTGTTGGTTGATTTTGATAAAGGCTATGAAGATTTAACTGGCATTCATACTAAACATGCTGATGTACAAGATAGAAGTACATTTTGGGATACTTTTAATAGCAGTTTGAAAAAAAAGGGTATGTCCGAGTATGAATATTGGGCTAATTTAGATTGGGAAAAAGGTGGACCAATGCTTTGGAACTACATTAAACCATATAACCCATATATTCTTACCTCCCCTTCACTAAACCCTGAATCTAGAGAAGGAAAAAGAGATTGGGTTACTCGCCTAGATAATATGAAAAATATATACTTTAGAAAAGCCCCTAGCAAAGCAGATTTTTCAGGAAAAAATAAAATACTTATAGACGATAGAGCAGATACTATCGAAAAATGGAATGCTAATGGTGGTATAGGAATATTACATGATCCTAAAAACCCACAAGCAACCATAGATACATTAAAAGAACTAGGATTATAATGTCAGATAACGTTTTAAAAAAGCAGTTTGCCGAAAGGGACATTCAACGTATTCGTAACCTTGTTAAGGGTAAGAATGGAGAAAGAATTACCCATGGTATAGGTTATACACAAGAAACAACAGATCATATTGAAGGTGATGTTTGGACAGAAGATGGTCGCACTTGGACTATTAAAGATGGAATTAAACAAAATATCACTAAATTAGATAAGTTTAAAAAAACAGCTGTTCCTTTATTTTGTCCATCTTGCAAAAATGTAATGGATAAACAACTAGATCCCCACTACTATAAATCATATGGTTCATGTTTAGATTGCCGAACTGAATTTGAAACTAAACTCAAACTTGAGGGGAAATGGGAAGATTATATTAAAGAGACATATAATAAAGAAATAGATCAAACAATAGAAGAATATAAAGTTTTCTTTAAAGAAAGACTAGAAGAAAGTAATCTAGGTACAGTTACAGAAAGTGGTGAGGTTGAAAAATGGGTAGGTTCTATTAATAGAGAACGTGCCGAGGAATCATTAAATGAAGTAATAACGTATTTAGAAAACTTAAAGAAGTAATGGAACTATTAACTGTATTCACAACTGTTACAGTAGCATTAATAACTGCTGTATTTGGCCCTATTATTGTTAGTTGGGTTAAAATTAAGATGGAAAAGAAATCATCAACCACCCCGATGCATGATGCTCTTGAAACCTCTACTTTAATAGATAATCAACTTGAGGATATAATAGATGAATTAAAATGTGATAGAGTTTGGATTGCCCAATTTCATAATGGAGGACATTTTTACCCTACTGGCCGCTCAATCCAGAAATTTTCTGTATTCTATGAAAAAACATCCCCAAACATCCCTTCTCTTCAAACTACATTCCAAAATATACCTGTTTCTTTATTCCCAAAGGCACTTTCTAAAATATATAAAAATGGTGAACTTGTAATATTCGATAGTTCATTAAATGAAGAAACATATGGAGTAGAACCATTTACAACTCAATTTGATACTAAATCTATTTGTATGATAAGTTTGCATAGTTTAGATAATCATGTAATTGGTATATTAGGGGTATCATTTAAAGGGGCTCATCATATGGAAAAAAATGAGTGGATTTACATAAGACAAAAAGTAGGAGTGATAGGAACACTACTTTCCGAATATTTATACCAAACAAATAAAAAATAAAATGGCAGATAATTTTGACTTAAAGAAATTTTTAACTGAAAATAAAACGTTTGAAAATTTTAACCCTATAATTTCTAAAGAAAATCTTTCCGAAGGTGATCTTCGTTCTAAAATTCGTGAAATGATCTTAACTGAACTTAATCCTGATAATTATGATTATGAGGAAGAAGACATATATGAAGATTATGATGATGAGGAAAAAGATTATTTCCCTCACGTTAGTGATCTTGAAGATAGCTCAATGGAGGATGATGATATCTATGAAGCTAAAAAGAAAAAAGAAGAGGAAGTTGAAGATGTTGAAGTAACAGATACTGAAACCGAAGACCTACCAGGAGATATGCCTGAAGAAACCCCACCATCAGACGGTGGTTTAGAAGATATTGCAGCTAATATGGGAGGAACAGAATCAGAATTAATGCAAAATTTAATGGATGCTCTTAAAATTGCTAAGGGTATGAACAATGAAAAATTGGAAACACAAATTGGAAACACACTTAAATTCTTCGTTAGCGAATATATTGGGGGTGGAGAACAATAAATCAAATCTATAATTAAAATCAAATTTATGAACACAACAGAATTAGTAGAAGCAATGGAAGCATTGTTAGAAACAGTAAAAACAGAAAACTCAAAAACAGCTAAAGCAGCTCATGGACGCGCTCGTAAAGCAGCTAGTGAATTAAAAAAATTAGCTGGTGAATTTAAAAAAGTGTCTTCTGCTGAAGACAAAGCTTAAAATATGACTAATAAGGAGATAAATAACATATTGAATGAAATTGTAACTCCTGAAGTTAAAAAAAGAGCTGATCAAATCGAGATGGCTATTATAAAATCTCGAGGAGAAAAAATTTTTAATAGTAAGGGTGCGGGTGCTGGAAAGTATATCCGTGCCACTGCTATTAACCAAGCTAAAAAAGCAAATGAAAAAGAAGTAGAGCAATCTCTACAAGAACCAGAAACTGGAGAAATGAAAGAGGATAAATTACGTGAAATGGTTAAAGCTGCTTTGTCTAAACCATTAGATGAGAAAAAAGCTAGACCTGACTACCCAGACATTGACAAAGATGGAGATAGAGAAGAATCCATGAAAAAAGCAGCTCAAGATAAGAAAAAAATGCAAATGGAAGATCTTGACCTAGGACACGAAGATAATGAACCTCATATGTTAAAAGCTGATTTATATCGTATTGGAAAATATGCTATGGAACTTTATAAAATGGTTGATCAATTTGAAGGCCCTCAAGAAGTGGATTTTCCACATTGGTGGCAATCAAAAATTACCCAAGCCAAATCAATGCTAGTTTCAGCAAAACATTATCTTGATTTTGAATTAAAAGAACCACAAATTGATGCTATGACTAGTGTTATGGATCAAGAAGAGGTAATTGATGAGATGTCAAAAAAACAAATCAAAAAAAGAGGTGAGATTTATGATACCCTAAAATCACAAGGGATGTCTGATGAGAAAGCAGGTAAAATTGCTACTTCAAAAGCTATGACAATGAAAGAGGCAATTGCAGAAAAACTTTATGAAGATGCTAATAAAATAAAAAAATTAGAAGCAGACCTAGCTAAAGTTAAACACCAATATTACTCAGTATCTAATTTAACCCCAGAAAAGGAAACAGAACTTAGAAAACAAATGGGGGATATTGGGCGTGAATTAAAACGTGCACGCCGAGAAGATAAAACAGGATCCTCAGGGTATGGAAAACCATCTTCCACACAAAAAATTAAAGAAGCTATTTTAGCTTACCTTAAAAATAAATAATGACGCGAGAAGAACTCATAGCACGTATTAAACAACTGGCCCCCGAAGTTGTCAAGGGGCGGGAACAAGCAGAAATTTCTGCTGTTGAATATGATGAACTTACAAAATTCCCTGAGTTAAAACAGGTTATTATTGATTTAATGACAAATGAATTTAGTAATTTCTTATCTTCAATAGATTGGGTTTCTCCTCGTCCTACTACTTTCCGTATTAACTTGAAAAATGGACAAGATTATTACCTTATGTATGGTAAAAGAAGTTGGATTGCTCAAGTTGAAGGTAAAAAGTATTACCTACTCAATTTACCAGAGGAAGAAAGAGCAGCAGAAGCTATTTCTCGTATTTTAAGATATGGATCTAAAGCAGAAGCAGAATCACCTTTAGAAGATACTTCATTATCTCCCGAAGAAACCCCACCAACTGAGGAAACCCCACCAACAGAAACCCCAGAAGAAACACCGGCATAAAATGGACGTTTTAGAAAAATTTTTACATAGTATAGCATATAAGTTTCCTAAAGGATATCCTGACATGGATAATCCTAAGGATGTTGAATTACTTAATGAGTTATTGAATGAAGCTGTTATTAAACTATCTCCAATTAAAGAAGGTTCCGAGGAAGAAACATACGATAAAGTGATAGTTAAAGCTTTGGGTTTGAAAGATGGAGAATCTATACCTTCACCAAAAGGAAAATATGTTTTAAAAGATGGAACATTTGAAGAGCAAGTAGAAGCAAGCGACAAAACTATTTTTGATAAATTATACAATACAGCCCCACCAAAAGTTGGAGAAGAAGAAGGAGAAACCAAAGGTGTAGGAAACGGAGAAGTTGCTCTATATTGGCTCTACCAATACTCAGGTAGTGAGGTTAAAATAGGTAGAACGGGTGATGATCCTGACTTATTTATCAACGGAAAAGGTGTTGAAGTTAAAGCATATAAATCTCATGTTGGTAAAATTGGTTTAGGCCGATTTGGAACTGATAAAGAGAATCTTCAACTATTAAGTATTATATTTGGTATTAAAGCATTAAGTGAAGCCTTAGGTGCTAAAAAAGAAGGACCAGCTATTAATCCTACAAATTTTAAAGGAACTGACTTAATCCCAGCATTTGAACAAGTACTCGAACTTGAACGAATACCAGATTTAGAGAGATTAGCATCTCAATATAATGTATTTGCAACAATTAAACAAAATATAGATACCGTAAACTCAGAATTAAAAAACCCAACTGAAGCTAAAGATGGTGCTCGAGCAATGGCAGCTAAAATGGTTGAATCTAAACTAAGTAGGAAACCAGGTGATGGAAATTATTTAGCTAATGTATTAAAAAATGGTAGCATTAAGTTTTTTAAAATAGATTTTGATAAAATAGAAAATAATGAAGATTTATTAGATAATTTTGCTGCTAAACAAAGTGCTATATATTTAGACTTCGGAAAAATATTTGGATAATGGAACGCCTACGTAAACTCATAAAAGAAGTATTATCTACCCCTCCAAAAAAGGATAGTTGTAACTGTGGATGCCATACATGTGAAAATGTAGGCAATTCTGGTGTGGTGCTAAATGAGAGTTTAGTTAAAAAAGATATACTATCGGAGAATCTGCAATATCACGTGGATAATAAATTGCCACTTACAGAAAACACGTTCCGTTACGGGTCTGAAGCTTTTCTTAATTTATGGGCAGAAGCTCGCTATCTATATGTTCGTGAAGCTATTCATGTAAATGAGGATGATAAAGAAATTTTAGAGGAAACTAATTTAGGTGAATATGGAATGTATGAAGGGGTTAAAGTACCTTTAGATATGCCTATGTTAGAGGAAGATGAACTGGAAGAATCTAAAGATAAAAAGAAAAACCCACCACTTGGAAAACCGAAACGTGGAGGATCTAAAAAATTCTATGTTTATGTTCGTAACCCAAAAACTAAAAAAATTAAAAAAGTTAGCTTTGGAGATACAACAGGCCTATCAGCTAAAATAAATAACCCAAAAGCTAGACAAGCATTTGCAGCACGTCATGATTGTAAAAATAAAAAAGATAAAACAAAAGCTTCATATTGGTCATGTAGGCTCCCTCGTTACAGCAAGCTTTTAGGGTTAAAAAGCTCTTTTAGCGGTTTTTGGTGATAAAATATAATATTATGGGACCTATAGAAAAATATTTAAAAAAACTTGAATTTAAGAGAACCCTAAAAGAAGATTCAGCAATCATATCTCCAAAAGTTCAAGCATTTTTGGATGAATGTGATCGTTTAAATAGGATTT